ACCAAAATATTCAGCTGCTTGAGCTAATGAAGCAACACCATAAGAACCATCCAAGATAGAAGTTAATTTAGAAACAGTTAAACCAGTTCCACCATTTGTGCTATTCAAGTAAACTAAAGAAGTAGCATTTCTGATTACACCTAGTCCAGATACAGCATTGTGACGAATCACGCTTCTGTGTAGGATAATGTATCTGTTGTAAGTTCCACTAACTAAAGTTGAGTTAGGAACATAACGTAAAATTTCAGTAGGAGTTCCAACTGGAGCAACCCATGCAATAACATTAGCAATATTAAAAGATGTAATTCCTGGTACGTTAGGTTCAATAAACAATTGACCTGCTAAAGCAGAATCAGCTGTTATTTGCAATATACCACCACCTATATCAACAGCTGAAAAATAAGCTGAAGGATCAGAGTTAATTCTAGCTAAGAAAGCATCTAATAATTCTTGAACAGTTGGAGTTCCATCCACAGAAACTGTATAAGTACGTGGAATGTAAACCGCTTTAGTCTCTTGACCTCCTCCGAAAAAGTTTTGAACGTAAGGAGCAGAAATAGTCAAGCTGTAAATATTATTAGCTACTAAAGAAGCACCACTTAAATCTACAGTTACTGAGTTAGCTGTTCCAGCTGTGTAAGCATTGTAACGAAAACCTAACAAGTCACATGCTTTAAGAACTATCGCATTAGCTCCAGACTCATCTTTAATTGTTAATACTCCGTTGTCTAATACTACGTCTGTAGTATTTGATGGTGTGTTCAAGATTGACAATCCGTCAAGCTCTTGAACCTTTGGTAATTTGTAATTAAAATTCATTTTTAAAAAATTTAGTCACCGATATTTCTATCTGTGTAGTTAATAATAAAACTTAACACTGTGTTAAATCCTGACAAAGATATAAAAAATTTTTAAAGTTGATTTTTTGGAAACAAAGATTAAGATTAAATTATAATTTATTATGATTTAATTTTATTTTTTGTTTATTTTTTTTCTCTTTTTTTTCTTTTTAGATTATGTATAGAGTATATATATATAATATATATACGAATATATATAATCGTTTTTCTTTTTTGATTAATTCTTTTTTTGGTTCTTTTTTTCTTATTAAACTTTTTTCTTTGTTTTTCTTTTTTTTCTCTTTTAAGTTTTAAATCTAAAAAAGTGTTAAAATATTTTTTGGTTAGAAATTGTTTTATAACTTTGCTTCATTCAATTACGGTTTTTAACTGTTTCCGTAAAGTGAGTTTTTCATTATTTTTGGAAAAGAGAGTGAAGGTTAGTAGCTCTCTTTTTTTGACTAGAGTTCTTTGATTTTAAATATTGTTCCCGAAGTACAAGGGATCGTAGCTCAGCGAACGGTTATAACGTGTAGGGTTTCTTGCAGGCCGCACCAGTCGCTCCTAGATCGTAAGCTAGGTGAAGTTGGCAACTCTTACAGGTCGTAATAAAAGTTGCATTTTTGAAATTAAAAACGCTGATGGAAACATTAAAGAGTGTAATGCTAGCAGCTCAGCAGGTTAAGCGTGTCCTGATGGCCAAGTAGCTTAGTGGTAAAGCCCGACCTTTTAAGTCGGAGAACACAGAGTTCGATTCTCTGTCTTGGAGCAAAAAATTTTATATGTATCAATTAGTAACTGAGCTTAACAAGTTCAACAACGTGGTTTTTAATGAAGAGGACCATTCGTATTACCTTAACTTCAAAAGATGTATCTCTACAACAGAACTTATAGGCCGATATAAGAAAAAGTTTGAAACGGATATAATGTCTAGCCTAGTAGCTAAACGTGATGGTAGAACTAAAGATGATGTAATAGCTGAGTGGGATGAGAAAAGGATAACATCTCAAGTGAGAGGTACAGAGCTTCATAAATGCGCTGAACTAATGTTTCAAAGTAAAGGATATAAACCAGATTCTATTGTAACAAATAAGCTATACAAAATGTTACAGCAGTTTCATGCTCAGTACAAGGATATATTAGCTTTAGTAAGAGCAGAGCTTGTCGTAGGAGATGATACCTGGGGTGTATGTGGAATGCTTGACAAACTATTTTATAATACTATTGAGGATGAACTTCAGATATGGGATTATAAGACAAATAAAGAGATTAAGACCACAAGTAAGTATAAAATGATTAACGGATTGAATCATCTTCAAGAGTGTGAATTTAACACTTACTCACTACAATTGAGTATCTACAAAAAAATAATTGAGAAAAACACTAGTTTAAAAATTGGAAAATCATATCTTTGCTGGATTAACGAAGAGAATGATTCTTATGAGATAATAGAAACTAAGTTTTTAGATGCTGAATCTTCTCTTATTTTAAATAGTAGAGTAGATGAGTACAACTTCAGCTTATTCGAGTAATAAACTCAGTCAAGTAATAAAAAACGAGACACCACACTTTATAACAAAGTCATTTGTTAAACCTAGATTTGATTACGACAGACATAAGACAGAATATCATATCTATTGGTATAACTCAAAGAATCCAATGTTTAAAGATAGTCCTAGATATAAATACTTATCTTATAAAATAATGAATAAGAGAGAAAAGAAATATTTTGAGGATATACTAGAGCAATATACTGAGGTTGCTAATAACAAGTATGGTAAAGTTTGGGAAAATAAAAAACTAGGGTTCGATAAAACCCTAGTTAAGAATAATCAAATAAGATTAGATATTTAGTTACTCAGCTTCTAACGCTTCAACTTTTGCTGTAAGCTCTTGAATTGCTTTAACTAAAATTGGAACTAATTTACCGTAGCTTGCCTCTAGTTTCTCTGGATTAGATTCGTAAACCAATTTCAATGTTTCAGCAAGACCAGCATCCTCTTGAGACTTTTTCAAATCTTGAGCGATAAACCCAAAATCTTTAATATCTCTTTTATCTTCATTGTCTCTATCGTTCCAAACAAAAGAAACTGGCTTTAATCCTTTTACGAAATTAAGACCTACAGGAAGTTCTTCAACTTCTTTTTTATCTCTAGCATCTGAAAGAGAAGTAATTGTAGTCACAGCAGCTCTGATTACAGTATGAGATGAGTTACCAAGCGTAATTTCATTATCTACGGTTAATGAAGATGGATCACTTAAATTACCTATTGCTATATTATTACTTCCTGTAAATATATCCCCAGAATTAAATGATGCTGCAAAATTTCCTATAAATACATTTGAACCTCCAGTTGTTAAAGCAGAACCAGAATTATACCCTAATAATACATTTGCACTTCCATCTGTTAAAGATTTACCAGCCTCAGAACCAATAGCAGTATTAGAAACCGCTATTGTACTTAACACTAAAGCATCTTTACCTACGGCTACATTTGAACTTCCTGTCCCGTTAAATAAAGCCTGATAACCTATTGCAACATTTCCACTTCCTCCTGTTTTTAATGCATCAACGCCAATAGCTACCGATTGTGTTTTTCCAACCGAATCTTTCATAGCTTGATGACCAATAGCAACATTACTAGAATTAGTAGTATTTAAACTTAAAGCTGAAGTTCCTATCGCTGTATTTCTTTGACCTGTTGTGTTTGAATTTAAAGCATCTTTACCAATAGCTATATTGTTACCGCTAGGAATTTTTAATACAGTATCACCAGTAGCATCTACTACTTGTACAAAGTTATTATCTCCTGTTAAATTAGGTCCTGCGTACCCTAAAGGAGCGATTATGTTTACATCTAATTGACTCATTTTATTTTAATTTTAAAGTTTATACTATTGTTAAAGTTGTTCCAACAGGAATAGTCAATGTTGAACCTGCACACATTGACAAAGGACCTGTAAATTCAAAGTTAGCGTTATTTGGTAAAGTAATATCATCTCCGATACAACCTACTACTCTAAATCCATTAGCCCATATAGAAGCACCAAGAACTTGTTGATTACCATTACCTGAGTTAGACTCATTTATTAAATATTGTAAATCCTCTACAATATTAGTCTCCATAAAGTTTTGCTTATTGCCAAACTGTCGGATGTAAGATTTTTGAAAATAAGGCATCTTATTTTGTTTTTAAAGTTAATATTTCTTCTTTTAATAATTTTATTTCTGAACTCATCTCTTGGATAGCCTTAACTAGTACAGGTAATAACTTTCCATAAGATGCTTCTAGTTTTTCTGGATTCTCATCATATACTAAATTCAAGTAACTAGCTTCTGATTCTTCTTGAGCAGCCTTCAAATCTTGAGCGATAAACCCAAAGTCCTCTATGTCATGCTTTCCATCTTCATCTCTATCGTTCCACACAAACTTAACAGGCTTTAATTTTTCTAAAAACTCTAATCCTACAGGCAGGTCTTGAATTTCTTTTTTATCACGCTCGTCAGAAAGAGAAGTAATAGATGTTACAGCACATCTTAATGTATTATGAGATGAGTTACCTAATGTAATAACATTGTTTGCATTATTAGCGGCTGGCCTACTATTATAACCAATATGAATATTATTAGTACCTACTTCTTGATATTTTGTTGATGGGCCTCCATTTATTCCGCCAGCATAAGAGCCTATAAAAATATTATAACTACCGTTTGCAAAAGCAGGGCCAGATTGATTTCCTAAAAATAAATTATCTCCACCATCGAAAAATAAAGGACCAGAAAGAAATCCAACTGCTGTATTATAATTCCTAGATATATTTAATGGCATTACACCTTTCCCTATACCAACATTTCCTACTCCAAATCCACATTGAAGTAAACTGTCATTTCCTATTGCAACATTATCACTTGCAAATCCTGGTGTAAAAGTATCTCCCCAAAACATTGAATTAAGTCCAATAGCTACATTCCCTGAAGCATCTTGATTACCTCCTAATGCATTAGCTCCTATTGCTGTATTATCAGCAACAGAACCTATTATTTGAGTTGTTCCTGTTCCTATCCTAGTTTCATTAGAACCAGGAGAACTAACTTCTACTCCATTAACATCTACTACCGTTCCTGTATTAGGAAGTACGGAATCTACTTTTAAAGGACCAACAACTGTTGTTTCAGTTTCAGTTATTTCCATAGCGGTATTACCGTTTTTATCAATAATCTCTACAAAATTACTATTCCCTGGTAAATTAGGACCTGTATAACCTAAAGGAGCGATTATGTTTACATCTAATTGACTCATCTTATTTTATTTAAAATTTCTACAAATATACTATAAATTTTAATCTAATATTTTTAATACCTTTCCTGTTGATTTATCAACTCTTGCTTTCTTCATTCTATAATTCGTCTCTTTATTCTGAATATACCGTATCTCTACATTAGCTACTCCACCTTCAGTCTTTATATTCTCTGGCTCATACCTAGCGTGAGCTATACTATTGATATAAGCAAATGTTATAGCGAAGATGCTGTCATCATAATCATATCTAGGATCAGCTGCCTGATACCTTGTCTGTCTATGACTATTCTGACTCTTTAAATCCTTCTCTACAAACGTCTTTAGCTGCTCCCAAAACCAAGGTATATCTATATTGTACATATACGCCTCTAAAAGTTCCTCTAACTTAGCTATAATACGTGGCGCTGTGTTAGCCTTATTCGATATGCCAAACCATTTACCTCCATGCATCTGAAAATACTCTGGTAACTGTGCGTTAGCAGTAAACTTACTCTTAAATCCATGTATTTCCTGGAAATCCACATGCATATCACCAATGTTATTCTCCACAAGTTCCTTAACACCACCTCTTGCTATCTGATCGTAATACAAACTCTGTAATAACACCTGTAGATACGTCTGTTTGAACTTCCTATCCCTATGAAACACCACAGATGACACAGAATTAGTCAATGAATCCCATATAGCACTACACATCATGGAGTGTCCTGTCTCTGAGTTGATGGGGTCAGTACCTTGATACCACCTATTCTTCCACTTCTCCCCTGGCTCTGGATGATGAATGACTACAGCTGAGGTAGATACATCTTCTCTAGACCCTGTGGACACCCATTTAGCTCCTACAATCTTATATTCAGTAATCAAATCTGGCGTAGGGCGTGTCATATCCATTATAGGCTCAAAATAACCATAGTCTAGTGGTTTATCATGTCCATAAATCTCATTTAATCGCTGATTACAGGTGTGAATAGGTACTAAAGTACGTGATTTACGCAAGAACATGTCATCAATAGTGATAGGATAATGCTGATGGAACTGAACCTTAGCAATCTCCCCTTTCTTCGTTCCTTCTAGTGCTAAATAAGCCTTTCTCTCATTATTAATGTGAGCATCATTAACACCTCGCCTTGCGTAAGCATTAAAGAATAAAGGTATAATACCATATTCATAATTCTTTTCTTTCCATTGTTTTAGACACATCTTAAATTCAGACTCGAATACAGAACCCCCTCTATCCATCTCTCCACCTGTACCCCATGCTAGGAACTGTTGCTG